CCTACATTCATTGATTTTCTCCTTAACAATGAACGTAAATGTACTTGCGGAGGCCTCACCCAGGCCCCCTCCCCAACCATGCGTTAACGACACGCTTAGTCGTGGGAATAAATGTGTGAGTAGTGATACTCATAGTAGTTCATCACCTGATGCTACTTGTCCGAAGGATTTGTCCACTAGATCCGGAGGTCGCTTTATTTCCATTCTACTTCAGCAGGTAACTGAAGTTCAGAAAATTGACCGCACAACAACGTGCTGGTCTGCCGTCCAACCATTAGTGACGTCTCTTTTATGGCCCTTTGTGGCGAGAGTGTCCAGACGCGAAGTCTGGTTCTCCAACCGACAATACCAACATCTCAAAGAGAGTGTGGCTCAACTCATTTGTGTACTTGAAAAACACGTTTCAGTCACAAACGAGGAACAAACCTTGATCAAGTATTGGATCGACCTTTTCCTATTCAAAGTCTTCAAAGACAAGCACAATAGTGCACCTGTATATAAAGATGGAAAAGTCGACGCACCAAGAATATTTTTCGGTTACATGTATTATTTTATCAAACGTTCGATTGAAAGAAACGACGTCGCATTCATCTATAGCCTGCAGAAAGGCAGTAAAAAGGGGTGGCCCGCCTTGGGCCCCCTCTCTATGATGAATTCGCTGTTGAAACACCGATCACGTATTGGAAAACCTCATGAAGATCCTGTTCCCGAGTTTCAGATTGATTATATCTCTGAGACATCGAAAAAGATTTTTAAGAAACTTTCTGATGATAATTCACGTTTCATGCCAACGGCAGGAGCGTGCACACAAGCTAGTCGTAAAGACGGCGGTGCGCTATCGCTTTTCCCCCATATGGTCATGCCCGAAATGTCGAAGCCCTCCCCTCTTGGGAAGCTTCATGATCTGGATAACGCTGTCAACAAGTGGCGGACTGAGACCCATCGATTATCTTTTGTAAAGACAATTGAAAGTGCTCTGTCCCCAATTGACCCTTCCTCGTTCAAACCATTTGATCAACCGTTTGTTAGATCAATGGCTGAGAACCTTCCCTGCTCCCCTCTTACTACTGTATCTGTCGAAGCAATTGCCGAACCTGGTAAATATCGAATTATTACCAAGGGAAACGGGTATCTTTATACCTCCCTGCAACCACTGCAGGGCGCGATGCTTGATTGTTGGAAACATCGTCCTGAGTCAACGATGTTGCATGATGACTTGACTGAGAAAGTCAATGAAATCCATACAAATACACTCTCAGAAGGCCTTGATTACTTTTGCTCCGTCGATTACGAAGCTGCAACAGATCTTCTCTCTCGATCTGCGACACTTGCCGCCCTGCAAGGTGTCAGTAATCATCGCGACTACCTTCTCGCTCTTTCCTCCTTTACTCCTGGAATCGTCTCCTATCCCACAGTATATGTCTCCGACGAAGATTATAAATTGAATCCTGCTGAGTATGAATCTCGCACGAAAGAATTTATTCACACAAAGAAATACAAAGGAAAGCAGCTGTACCATTGTTATGACCTCAAACCTTGTTATGGTTTTGAAGGGCAATACATGGGACACCCGCTGTCTTTTCCACTCCTCTGTTTAGTGAATCTTGCTGTCTACCACGCCGCCATTGATGAATACGTTGAGGACTTCACTCATCGCAAAATTATGGATCCTTGTCAGGTCCAGAGAATTGCAGAGCTGATGCGTCTCAATGTTATTGTTAACGGTGACGATATGCTGTTCAAATGTCGTTCCGACTTCTATCCCTTCTTTCTTCGCTCCTCACAGAAAGTTGGATTCAAAATGTCCGCAGGAAAGCAATATCTTTCCCCGTCTTCTTGCATGATTAACTCACAAGTGTTCACAATGAAAAAGGATAATTCATTGCGACGCGTTGGGTATTTAAACCTCAACGTAATACTTGGAGTTTCCGTAAAGAAAACCTCGAACATCGAGTCCACTCCTATCACTACCGCCCGTGATCTTAACAAAATGGTTGCACTGTGTCCTTGGGCACAGTGCGCCATCCCTCATTCTCTCTTGAGATGGGAAGATAAATATCGATTCTCCGGAGCATTCAAGCCGAATTGGTTCATTCCAGTTCACCTTGGAGGTCTCGGTATCAATCGTAAGTATGCTCCTCCTGACTTTGAGAAGAAAATTACGAAGCCACAACTTTTGATGGCCGCGCAATTTGTTAATGATCCCCGACTTGCGATTTTTCGCTCTCGTGGAGGTCCCTTCATGCCCACAATGAACTACCTCGGTGCACTTGCACATTATCGAATGATTCCTGAATGTGAAATTCGGACTCAACTCTTTATGCAACCCTACCTATCTGAGACCACTGAAGATCCCTGGTTAGCAAAGTTGGCTTACGCCATTCGTGCATCCAAATTCGATCCCACTTCCGAACAAAAGACTGGAATCAATCCATTCGTTCTTAATCGTGAGTATCGTCTGAAGCCCATGAGCCTCGAAACACTTGAAACTTATTGGACAGCAAAGGTGTATGCAGTTTCTGCTCCACCGTGTCCTCCTCTCAACTATGTGTCTCGTCTCCCTCTCCCTTCACTCGTCTCCGAAACCAGCTTCAAATTCCTTCATCGGTTCTTCTACGATCAAAAGAATTTAGTTCCTCTCTTGGGGTTTGATGAGAATAAATATTCATCAAATCTCAGGCTACATGAACAAAATTCGACCATTCTTAAATCCTTTGAAGTGAGTGGTGCACTTAGAAATCTTTCTCGACAATTCGTGTCAACGCCATTAATGGCACCGAACGTTTACAAATGTGAAAATTTTTCGAAGTCTTATGAGGTACAGTTGCAAGGTGCCACTTATGCCTATCAACGGATGTTGATGGAATCAAAGGGCAGCACTGTACTCCAGCCACTCAATGAAGCTCTCCTCCTATAAAACATTGGGTGTTGTGATGTAATTTCCCAAAACGTTGTGTCTTTCTTTTGGCACATAAATAATTACGTGCTAAACAAAATGCCGAGAGACTGCACGGCGATCCTCTATAATCATTCGACTAATAAACTTTCTTCCAACCTGGAAAATGGACATAGTAATTCCATATCCCGTAGGGTTTGTAGATCATTGGAGTATATTTTTCAAAAGTACTCTACAGTGAACAGACAGAAAGGGCCTCCCTTTGAAAAGGACGCAATATCGATCGTTACAAAGTCATCACAACATGAACAGTCCCACGTCGTGGTGGGATCCAATACACACGAATGAACAAGAACAACAACAACAACAACAACCAG